TTCATGCGCTGTCCTCGCGGCGGGTGATTGCCGAAAAGGGCGCGGTGGCTCCGGGCGACACGCAGAAGGTGCGCACCGAAGTGCAGCGGCCGGACGGGTTCATCGAAGTGACGCCGGGGATGCGCTTCGACATCGACGCCAATGCGGATATTGGCATGTCGCAGTTTCAGCTTCTCGTGAACGCGATCCAGGCGCTCGCGACCACGGGACCGAATCAGGCGTTGCAGGGGACTAGCGGGTCGATCAGCGGCAAGGCAAAGCAACTCGATCAGGAAGGCGGAGCCATCCAGATTGGCTCGCTGTTTGACCAGATTCGGCACTTTCAAAAGCGCGTGGCCCGCATGACGTGGAGTCGCATCAAGCAATTCTGGACTGCGCCTACGTGGATTCGGGTGACGGACGACGAGCAGAAGCTAAAGTTCGTCGGGCTGAACATCCCCGTGACGGCCGGCGAGCAGCAAGTCGAGCAGTTGAAGGGCATGGGCCTGCCGCCCGAGGAAATGCGGGATATGGTCATGCAGATTGCGATGCAGCCGCAGGCCATGATGCCGGTCGCGAAGAAGAACGATGTCGCGAAAATGGACGTTGACATCATCATCGAGGAAGCGCCGGACACGATCACGATTCAGCAAGAGCAGTTCATGGAGCTTGTGAACCTCGCGAGTGCCGGCGTGGTCATGCCGCCCGAGGTGTACATCGAAGCCTCGCAGTTGCGGAATAAGAAGGCGCTCTTGGAACGCATGAAGGGCGGCGGCGAGACTCCCGAGCAGCAGCAGCAGCGTCAACAGGCGCAGCAGTTGGCGGAGGCCGGGGCGCAAGCGGAAGTGCAGAGCAAGCAAGCGAAGGCGGCTAGGGATCAGGCAGAGGCGCAGAAAACCACTGTCGAGACTGCGGTTATGGCGGCAGATGCCATCGAGCCGCGCCAGCCCGCGCCGCCGCAACAGAATTGACGGCCTCACCGACCTAATCGGTGGCTCGCAGCTATGCGTCAAATAGCAATCGGTCGCCGCGATCCGGGCGAATCGTAGAAACCACGTTACGGAGACGATGCATGGAAACTTCACTTTCTGAACTGCTCGGAGGCGCGGAAGCGCCCGCAGAAATCACGCAGGACAGCAGCACGGTCGAAACCCCGGCGGCGGTTGAATCCGCACCGGAGCCCGCGACGACGGCGGAGCAGCAGCAGATGCGCGATGAGCGGGGTCGATTTGCCAAGCCCGCAGAGCCCGTGGCGGAAGCGCCGCAGGCCGAGCCGGTGGCAACACCCGAAGAAGCAGCGAGGATGGTGCCGCTACAGTCGATGCTCGAGGAGCGTCGGAAGCGGCAGGCTGCGGAGGAACGCTATCGGTCGATGGCCGAAGCACTCAAGGCGCAGCAGGCACCAGAGATTACGGACGAGCAATTCCTGTCCCAGCCGGCCGAAGTGTTGCGCCAGAACAATGCGCGGCTCTCGACGGCGATGCAGGAGCAAGTTCGCAATCTCAAGTTTGAACTGGCCGAGGATTTGACCCGCTCCCTGCACGCCGACTATGACAGCGTGCGCGATGCGTTCATCGCCAAAGTCGAGGCACAAGACCCGTTCGCAGTCGCCATCGCTCAACAGATGGTGAACCAGCCGAATCCGGCCAAGTTTGTCTACGATCAGGCGCGGCGTATCGAGCAGATGGCACAGATTGGCGACCTAGACGCACTGACGGCCCGCATCGAAGCGCAAGTCAGGGCGAAGGTACTGGCAGAGATCAAGGGTCCGGTCCCGGCCGTTGAGGTTCCCGCATCGCTCAATTCGGAACCGAGTGCGCCGTCGCCGTCGCCCCGTGGGGGTTACGAGCCGACGCCGCTCGGATCGTTGCTCCCCAATCAATTCTGAGGTAGTTCGACATGACCATTTCGCAGGCCGCAAGCGGCTTGACCGTCCAGCAGTGGGACGACAAGTTCTTCACCAACTACGTCCGCGCCAATCAGTTCTCCCGCTACATGGGCATGGGCGAAAACGCCCTGATCCAGGTGAAGGAGGATTTGACGAAGAAGGCCGGCGATTCCGTCACCTTCGCCCTCGTGAACGACCTCACGGGCGCGGGCAAGACGAATCGCGAGACCTTGAAGGGTTACGAGGAGGCGCTCGGCTCCCGCTCGTTCAAGGTCACGCCGACGCTGATGCGGCACGCCGTCGCCGTCATGGGCTACGACGAGCAGATCAGCGCCATCGCGCTCCGCGAGGCCGCACGGCCGCAGCTCAAGTCGTGGCTGCTCAAGAAGGACCGCACCGACATCATCACGGCCCTTCAGAGCATCAACGGCGTGGCGCTCGCGTCCGCGACCGAGGCGCAGCGGGATGCGTGGCTGGACGACAACTACGACCGCATCCTGTTCGGCGCCGCCGCTGGCAACACCGACTCGACCGGCGGCACGGTGGCGTATGACTACTCCGACTCCATCGGGGCAGTGGACAACAGCGCCGACAAGCTCACCAAGTCGGTGGTCTCGCTGGCCCGTCGCATGGCTCGCAAGGCGTCGCCGTCGATCCGGCCCATCGAAGTCGATGCGTCGGGCGAGTGGTACGTCCTGTTCGCCAACTCCTATGCCTTCCGCGACCTCAAGTCGGACCTCGCCTCGACGTTCTCGGCGGCCGAGGTGCGCGGCAAGGACAATCCGCTGTTCAAGGACGGCGACCTGATCTATGACGGGGTCATCATCCGCGAAATCCCCGAACTCGGGTCGTACTCCAACGGCGCGATTCAGGTCGCGAACAACGTCCTCTGCGGCGCTCAGGCGCTCGGCTGGGCGTGGACTGCTCGCCCGCGCACGATCACGGATCAGGACGACTACGCCGAACTGAACGGCGTGGCGATTCGTCAGTTCCGGGGCGTCGCGAAGATGCAGTTCGGCAAGGGCTCGAGCGACACGGCCGACCTCGTGGACCACGGCGTCTTTACCGTCGTGACTGCGGCGGTTGCCGACGCCTAACCCACCTGAGTGCGGGGCCGGGATAGCCCGGCCCCAATCTCTCACCGCGAGGATTTCCAATGACTGCAACGACTGTTGCGCTCGGCACAACGGCATGGAAGGCGGCGAATCTCGTCGCAGAAGCGCCGGGGCCGGGGCTTTCGATTCACTCCTTTGACGCGATCACGGTCGCAACGACTTCGCTCGATGAGCAGGACGATGCGGTCGAGTTCGGCCACCTCCCGGCTGGGCTGCTGGTGTATGCCCTCATCATCACGGCTGCGGACCTCGACTCGGGCGGTTCGCCGGCCCTGGTGTACAAAGCCATCATCGGCACAACCGACGTGGTGACGGGCATCACGACCGGGCAGAGTGCGGGCACGGCGGCGCACTGGCTTGCCACGCCGTACACCACGGCTGCCTTCGACAAGGTGACGCTCAAGGTCACGACGGCGGCGGCAACGGCGGCACAGGGCGCGGTGACTGTCCGCGTGCTGTACTCGGCACCGTAAGGAGCGGGCCGGGCAACCGGCCCGATCCCCATGACACCCGCAGAATTTCTAAAGCGTGTTGCGAACCGGCTCGGCGTGTTGCCGATTGGTCAGGCGCTCGGCGCGGAAGATGCCGAACTGATCCAGACGGCCTACACCGGACTGCTCGCGGAGTTGGCCGAACACAAGCTCGCATGGTGGTCCTCGGATGAGGACGTGCCCGACGAGATGGTCGAACCGTTGAGCGGCATGGTCGCTGCGTCCGTGGTGGACGATTTCAGCATTGCCGAGCCACGCCGGTCGATGCTCATTTCGCAGCACGGCTATGGATTGCCGGTGGCGAGCGTGGCCGAACGTCGGTTGCGGGCGCTTGCGGCCTCGCCGAGTTCGTATCCGGTGGAGATTGAGTACCTGTAATGCTATTTGCGTTTTTTGAGGCGCTTGCGGCCGTTTATGTTTGCACAAATTCGGCAGCGACGAAAAAGCCGGCCACGACCATTTGACTTATATGCCGTGGATTCGGTGGTGTAGGGATGCCCGCGCATACATGTGGTGGCATAACTGCGTGGATGCCGCTTTTTAATGGCTTTATCGTTGGCGTTTGTTTCATGCGTGCCCAGAAATAAATGGGATGGGTTAATGCATGGCGGGTTATCGCACCGATGGCAAACTATGTTTTCGCTAGGAATTGGCCCGATATAAGTGGTGTAGGCAAGGCGATGCGCTAGCACCTGATTACCCTGGTAGGTGAGGCGGCCGTACCCAGCAGCATTTCTATGCATGGACCATTCCCAGCACCCAGAATCGGTTACGCGGTAGGCCCCAGAAAGACGGGATTTAGGATCTTCGGCAGTTCGCAATCG